CTAGCTCGCCTTTTTAAATCCGCCCTGATGTTCAACCCATTCCATTACCGCACCGCGCAGCCAGCGCAGCGGCGCTTTACTAATTGGCTCTGGAAATCCGCGTTCCTTTCGCCACTGAATGATAGTGGTGCGTCCTTTCTGAAAGAAATCCAACACTTCTTGGTGGCACATGATCTTCTCAGAGGACTCAGGATATTTTACTGAGTCATAGTTTTTGGGTGTTTCAGGCTGCTCAAATTGCTTTAAAAAACTGGGTGCTTGATATGTGTATTGAGAAATTGAAAACGCTTGGTTCATTGCACAGTTCTCTATCTAAATAGACCGATGGTCAGTCGGTCTGGGTTAAGTTGATTGCTTTAGCAGGGTGTTGAATTTATTATGTCTCCAACACGGCCCCTATCATGTTTATTCGAACAATGCTTAGGGGTTTTTTTATTTCTTCGCCAAACCTCGGTAGGGGTTAAAGGTGTCGTTTTTCTGCCCGCCTTTGCTTGGCTCAGAGTTACGAAAGAAGAACGCCGAAGTGTTAACTGGCTCGTCATTCATAATTGCCATCAATTCGCGTTGGAATTGAAGGTCACTCATTCGTTTTAGTGTGTCTGGATTGTTTTTCTCGCGTTGGTTAGCGCTTGCTTTAGGGCGAAGGGCAAGTACAGCCTCAACCGCTTTGCTTTTTTCTTCAAATGTCATCATTGCACTGTTCTCGTTTGGTGGATTAAGCCGCTGGTCAGGCGGCTTGGTTTTATCAAAGTTTATTGTATTGAATAGGAGCCTCAATCATTTGGAGAGCATCGCGCCAGCAATCATCAACACTTATGTGTGGAGTGATCCAATTTGGTGTTTCCCAATCAGGAATATAACCATCGTCACCCATGGTAAAAGCATCTATATAAGTTCTTACATCTCGGAACTTGTTATATTTGATCGGCATTTGCACACCAAAATCCTTACATAAACTTGCAAGTTTAGGAGGATCGAAATCTGTACCACGACAATATAGTTGCGTGCCTTTTATGAAATCGAAGAATTCCTCTAGGGCTTGTTTTACTGGCGTGGCACTAGCAAAAAACGCCTCATCAATCACGTTCTGAGGTTGCTTTAACCAAAATTGCTCAATGCAACTAGCTTCAATAATCCGACTTTTGAGTATCTGTTCCGGAATATTAAGAGTGCGGTGAAAGCTGTAATTTTTTAGTTCCGCAGAATCATGGAAAGCATTGAATCGATCGAACTTAACAGCAGATAGTGTAAGGATTATGCACTTGTTGTCGGTTCCTGTTGTCTCAGTGTCAAAAACTGATGTGTTAACTTTTGTCATGTAATTTGTCTCGCTTTCGTAATCAGCCGCTGGTCAGGCGGCTATCGGATTAGTTATAACTGGTTGTCAGTTGGGCTATGTCTTCTGCATCACCGTATACTCCGCAAATGAGCGGTAGCACTTCGTACTCAGCCAATAAATGGCCTTTCAAGTTATAATCAGGTTGGCCTTTGGTAATGTGTTTCCCGGTTTGACTGTTCCACTCTTTTTCTGAGACGCATGGTCTCCAGAAGTAACGCCAGTTAGCTGAAACCAAATTTCCGTATTCATCGGCAGCCTCTTCCATTCCAAACTCATCATTTAGTTGGTCAAAGCTTTTCGCTGCAAAAACTTCCGATTCTTCTCCATGCCAAAAAGCTTTTCTGCCTTGAAGAACAACATCGCAGATCATTTGTTTAACGCGTTTGTTTTTCATGAATTTCCCCTCGTTATTGTTTTTTAAATGAATTGCATGGATAGCTGCCAACAGACGGAGTGGCTACCAAATATTTATTCTTAACATTGCACTTGCCGATCTTAAACATTCTGCGACCAGCTTTATCTTTATTGAAAAATGAATGAGCACAGCCTTTACACTTTCCGTTGTACTCAGTTTCATCGTCCGTATACATGTGTTTTTTTGGCTCAGTCACGATTTTCCCCCTTACCCTCTCACCAGTTGATCACGTAGGTTTGGCGGAGTGCCTTTGATGGTCAATTGGTCGGTTTCTGGGTCATAGAAAACGCGCTCAGAGAGTAGGGCGCGGTCAAATTGAATGCTGATACCACCGCCAGCGCCCTTGTAGGTAACAAGCTTGCTGATCGTCTTTTTATCTACTGGAAACTGAGGCGCAAGCTCATAGCCATTTTCAATCACGTAGCTCTCGAACGATTGGCCGTTGTTGGTTGGTATTTCTCCGGAAAGCTCGGCAATGTCTACCTCTTCACCGAGATTTGCGACATCAAAGCAGTGAGTTTTCACTTGCTTGCGAATGGATAACGCTTCATCCAGCTCAGCGCTTTGGTCGTTGATGAAGTCATTAACGGCTTGCATCAAAATGTTGTTTTGCATTTTGATGTCAATCCCATCTTGGATGCCGAGGAAATCAAAGAAGAAGTCACCCACGCGACGTCCCGCACGGCCTTTGATGTAGCTGACGTAGCGCTTTGAATCTGGGTTGGTTTGATATTCGGTTAGATCAATGACCGCAGCGATAGTCATGTTGGGAATGTTGAGGTAGTTGAGGCGGTTAAGTTTGCACCCAAAGCTTACTTGCATACCTTCTGTGAATGGGATGAGGGCGACAGTCAGCAGTTCGTTGGCGTAGTGCCAGTAGCGAGAAAACACTACAAGGCCAGTGTCAGCAAATGGGTATTTGCTTAACTCAGCGATTAAATGAGTGTTTTCTAGGAAGGCGAACTCATTGAAGTCAGCGCCATCAAGCATGAGATCAACCATTTTCTTGAAGTTGCTCTCTGCATCGAAGAAGCCAAACCCCTTTGCGGGTTTGCTTGTGAATGCTCGGTGTGTTTGCTCTACCAAGCGTTCGAATTCAGCAAATCCGATTTGTGGGCCTAGGTTGTCGATGCTGTACATCGGGATCAACTCTTCACTATCGTTTTTAATGATTTCGTTGATGTAGGTGTTAACTAATTGGAAGCTCATTGCACGTTTCCTTTTGGTTGTGGTTAATAGCCGCTGGTCAGGCGGCGTTTGAAATACTTAATGCCCGTGTTTCTATTTAGAAGTTAAAGATAAAATCCAGTTTCTTAGCTCAATCATTTGTGGGCAATACACCATGCTTTCGACGTAGGTGTATAACTTCGGGTAGTCATGCTGCTTTCTCTGAATGAATGCGTTGGCATCCGCTTCCGTTAAGCAGGTTTTAACGACCACGTCTATTTCTTGCATGTGGAACTTTTTGACGCCCTCGGGAAGATCATGCCAGTCAGGGTCAAAACTTGAATTGAAGGCATCCTTCAGCCTGTCTAGTTCAAGTTCTTCAAGCATCAGTTCACCATCATCAAGCTCTATTTCCATATCTGCGTACTCTTCAGCCCATTCGCGCATCCACTCTGGGTGGTAATCGATAAGGTGAAAGATTAGCGTTTGGTAATCAGAATCTTTTTGCGAGTGGTAAAGGTTGCAGTAGTCTCCTTCGGTTTCTGCAATTTCCCAGTGGCTTTCGTTGTAGCCCTGTTCAGTTACCAGATACTGCTTGTGGCGAACCTGCCAAATTGGGTCAGCAGTGATGCGATTATTCTGCTCATGCATTTGCTTTGACATTTCTATTAGAAAGTCAGGGATTTCAATGTTCATCAGTTTTCCCTCCCGACTAGGCCAATTTTTTATATGGCATGTCTTTAATTGGATTAGATTTTTGCTTGCGGTTAAACAAGCGGCGAAGTGAATAGCTGCGGCCAATAGAAATCAGGGTGAAATACGCGCTGATCATCATGTTTTCTTCAAGCTTCAGATTCACATCAAACATCGGGAAAATAAGCAGCTGACTGATTAACGCGACTATGTAACCAACCAGCACATTGCTCAGGCTTTCAAGTAGGCTTTGTTTCTTACTTTGCATTACCATCACCTCTAAAGTGAAAGATCAAAAACAGAACGCACGCTGCGGCGTAAATTAATACGCTCACGACTTTACCCCCGGCGTGTACAGGCGTACTCGGTTGCGTGTATGCCAGCACTGTGCCTCACCATTGAATAAGCCACCGTTGGCGAGCTTTGCGCATCCTTGAGGGAGTTGCTCATTGCACTTGGGGCATTTGCCTAGGTTTTGCTGAATTAGGTCAATGTCCTTGTGTGCTCGCAAAATGCAGGCTTCAATGGCCTCTGTTTCGTCATAAGGCTCACTTGGGTAGGCGTAAAACTCGCGAACCTCATCCAGCTTTTGCTTTACGGTTGGGTGAAGCATTAAGCCGCGCACTTCATGGTGCTGAGTTTTCTTTTTGTTTTCGCGATAGCGTTTTGCACGAGCGGCAGCTTGTTTTTTCTGGTTTTCGTTGCTCATGCTGCTTTACTCCGTGTGCGCTTGGTTTTTTCGGCACTCTTTTTGGCTGGCAACAGCAGAACGCGGGCTCTGCCTAGACAGTATTCGAAGCACTTGCCCCCCCGGCCAAAGCTTGCTGTACTGCGGTAAACTTCTACTGAGAAATCGGCACCGCGGTTAGCGTTGATCTCTTCATGGCCTTCGGAGAGTAAAATTTTCAGCACGTTCTTGTGAATGAACGCTTCTTGCGAGTTTCTGAACACGATGGTACTCATTGCACTTTTCCTTTTAGGGTGAGTGCCTCTGCTCAGGTATATGGCTTGTCAGGGTGGTCAGCCCTGTATATACTTGATTTCGAGGCGTTAAAGTCTCATTGCACAAAGAATGCCCCTGTTGGTTTGGTCACCTGCGGGGGCTTTCTCTTTTCTGGTGGCTGGTCAGGCCACTTGTCTCACTGCACGATGTCATTTGAGTATGACTAAAACTAACTATTGGTTATTTTTAACTTGTGGTTTTTATTTGTCAATAACTTTTGGTTAGTTAATTTTCGGTTTTTGTTGATCAGCAAATTAATGCATTACATAGCGGTGGGTATGGCGGTTCTGATTTGCAGGCAATAAAAAACCCTCATGATGAGGGTTAAGTCTGTTTGATTTTTTTTAGGATTACGATTCTGGATAGTAGCTACCAATAACCACACCACAGACCTCGATCCCTTCTTCAAATATGGGTTGGTGAGATGGGTTGAGGGGTCTTAGATAGAACTGGCCGAATTCATTTCTCGCCAGTTCTTTGAAGGTGTGCCCCTTATCTGTCTTGGCAACGACTCTTTGCCCCGGCTCCGCGATTTTTTCAGGGTCTACAAAAATAATGGTGCCTTCTGGGTAGCTTTTCCCGTAGGGGGCTGTCATTGAATCACCAATTACTCTTAATGCGAACGTCCGCTTTGAGGCTGATTTGTTAGGGCAGAGAATCATCTCGCAATCATGCGGCAATACTTGGGTGTCTGAATTGCAGAAAGCTCCTGCTTGTACCCAAGAGATGATTGGCACTTCAAAGTAAGGGATGGAAAACGAAGGAGAGTAGCCGCGGATAGCCTCTTCAACTTTCGATTCTACGAGTACATCTTTCCCCAACAGTTCTTCTACTGTTGAATTAACTATTAATGCAAGCTCACCTAATCGCTTGGTGTCAGGCATTGACTCCCCAACTAGCCATTTTCTTATGGCGACTAAAGACACTTTATCGCTAAGACGAGATTGAATAAATCCAGAACGACCGCGCACGGGAATGTTCGCATTATCGCATGCTTTATTCAGTCGTTTAGCAAACGTGTCCGTCTGTTTCATTTCGCCATAGTTCATAAAAATTGCCTCTGATAACCATAGGTTATTCTAACGCTATTGACGACTAACTATCAGTTAGTGTTTAATTTACTAACCAATAGTTAGTTTTGGGGTTTAAAGTGGAGCAAAATATTGTCACTAAAATCTTGAATCAACACTTTGGTGGGAGCTATGTGCTTATGGCCGATGTTTTCGGCGTTTCGCAGATGGCTGTGCGTAAGTGGGAGTTCTCAAAGGAGTTTCCCGCTAAGCATGGCCGGATGCAACAAGCTCATGAACTCACTGGAATTGATTACAAGGTTCTCACTCCATCGGCGTTCAAGTCGCCAGATGGGTTTAACTTAAGGTTACAGAAATTTCATACAGCAGCATGATTTGAAATTTTCTGTATAGATAAACAGTAAGGATTGGTTATGAATTTGAGTTTAAAAGCCGTGCTGCGAAATATGATTGAAGGTTGGCGAGCTGATCTGAGTAAGGAATGTATTGCTCACAAGGTTGCTTCTGCTTACCACAAGTTAGGCTTGGCTAATGAGGTAGACGCACAGCGCAAGGAGTTGCTGAAACTGCCGGGTAAAGATGACAAAAACAACATGCAGAACTTTTTCCGATACAACGAACGTTCGTCGGTAGAGGCAAAAGCAACCATGCTTGATTTGTTACCTGCGGTACTTTCGGCAATGCCCGCTGAGCGCGTTTGCGCTGGCTTAAACCATTTTTTTAATCCGCTTGGGTTTGTGATTTCTCATATTGGTTCGGGTGTGGAAACTTCGAATCGAGATCTGCTCCTTGCGAATTTCACAAAGGAATCAAGCGAGGCTTTACGTGCATTTTTGTTGCTTCCTGAGTCGGCGTCGATTGACCAACTTCGCTCGGCTTACAAGGAGGTTCAAGAATCAGCAGGTTCTCACGAGCCGTTACTGCATTATTTGGAGAAGTTAATCGCGTTAAAGAGCTGACCACTCTGACCGTAACGCGTAACGCTTTATTAGCGTGACAATGGAGATTTTTGTGCAATGAGTCTTTATATGATTTATTCGTGTGGGCTTCGGTTTTATGTCGCCGTTTCGCCCCAAGGAAAGCGTATTGTTCCTCGTGAAGAGGCCGAAGTCATTTGGCACCGTATGCACGCGCATAAGGTGGCCGTATGAGTATCAAATACATGTCTGCCATTTTGGATGTAGATGCATTTACTTGTACTCAGAAGATTATTCTTTTGTGTATTGCTGACTACGCCAATGATGATGGAGTGGCATGGCCGGGCAAGGCAGCGATTGCCAAGAAAAGCCGCGTTTCTCCTTCTACCGTTAAAACCCAGATTAAAAACTTGGTTGATATGGGCGTTTTGTCTGTTCGTCGTCGCAAGGCTGAAGAGAGCAAAATCCACGATACAAACGTGTATTGGATCAACCTGAAAGCCATCAATAATTTAGGTTCAACCTCGGGTAATGATGACCCTAGGGTAAATTCTGACCTAGGGCAAATGACTGAGGGTGGTAGGGCGACAGTTGGCCCCAAACCATCATTAGATCCATCAGATAATAATAGATCCCCCTATAATCCCCCAGTTGCGGATTCTGGGAATAATTCGGCACCTGAAAAAGGCAAGCGCAAGCAGAGTGTGAAAACCAAGTTTCCTGACCAATTCCAAGTGACTCAGGAAATGCGTGAATGGTATCTCCAACAAAGTGATTTTGGGTTGGATATTCATGTTGCCACGGAGCAGTGGCAAGACGCGATGATGGCTCGCGGTTCGAAGTACAGCGATTGGGTTGCAGCGTGGCGCAATGGCATGCGATTGCAAAACCAATGGGCGAGAGGTCGTGGTACACAGCAAATTAAGGGTAATCGAATTAACGCTGTTGAGGACTTCAGCGCGGTTACTGATGCCTCGGACTATGAGGCTCCTGAATGGTTTCGAGGTGAAAAATGAATAGTTCATTTATGCAGCGTTTGCAGCAGGCTATGCCAGCACATGTTGTTCCGCACTCTCGTGAGCAAATGATGCAAATACATCAGCAATCATCACTTACAACGAGTCGTGAGGTTTTTGAGCGATATCAGTTGAGCAAGGTTCAATCCATTCTTGGTCGTAGCGGTATCGGCAAGAAGCACCAAAAGTGTTCATTCGAAAATTACATTACCTCGAATCAAGGTCAAAGACAGGCGTTCAACGTTGCGCGTCGTTGGGTTTCTGAATTTCTTGAGGGCAATCCTAGAAACTTCATTTTTTCTGGTTCTACAGGTACGGGGAAAAATCATCTTGCTTGCGCCATGGCCAATGAGCTGATGAATAGGAAGCGTTCTGTTTTGGTTATCACCGTTGCTGAACTCATGGTGAAGATGCGTGATAAGTACAACAAGCAATCCAATGTGACTGAGGCTCAGTTTTTACGATACCTATCGGAACTGGACTTGTTGGTTCTGGATGAAGTTGGCGTTCAGCGTATGAACGATCATGAATCTCTGGTTCTGAATTCAATTATCGATGCTCGTTACACGAATGAGCGTGCAACAGGTGTTTTAACTAACTTGAAATCTGATGACCTTACGGAATGTCTTGGTCTGAGAGCCATTGAACGCTTGCTTGAGAATGGCGAGTGGGTTGGTTTCGTGTGGGAGAGTTATCGTCGTCAGCGTAAGACACAGGGGGCTGAATAATGGCAATTTTAGTTCATTCAACAACGGCGGTTGAAGATAAAAACCGATGGGGAACAACTTGGGAATGCTTCGAAGATGGACAAGCCCTGTATGGCCGACAATTTCAGCTCGATGTTTGTGCTGAGCCTGCGACAGCCAAAGTAAACCGATTTTACACCTCCATCGAATGGCTTGAGTTACGTGCAGGTAATTATGATCAACGTGGTGTTGGTTTCTGCGCTGATGATTTTAATCCGAACGCGAAGATTGTGGGTTTTGATGCACTCAGATTGCGTTGGGAGAATGATTTCTGGTGCAACCCGCCTTTTGATTTAAAACAGTTGTTTATCAAAAAAGCCTTTGAAGAAGCGCGCGCTGGAAATAGCGGCATGATGCTCTTGCCCTATGAGCCCGCAACTGGATGGTGGCGCGAATTGGTCGATGGCAAGGCGACTGCCATTTATGAACCGGATGGTCGTTACAACTTTTACGACATTGACGGTGTGACTAAAAAGACAGGGGTGAACTTTCCCTCTGCGTTTGTGCTCTGGACTCCTCACTTCACACATTACACTCCAAAAATCCCGTTTTCTCGCGGTGTGGCTGATGAGTTGGGTATTAATTTCCGCATGCGATTAGGGGAGGCGGCATAGTATGAGACCGGAAACGTTATTGGCTAAGTTCGACCTTAAGGGCATTAACTATCAGGCAGAGAGAGGAGGTAAGGGTATTTTTTCACTAGAAGATCAGCTTGCTATGGTTGGCATTACTTGGAAAGAGTCTCCCGTTGGCTTTTTGGTGCTGTTCGTTGAGTTATTGGACAACGCTCAATCGCGGCGAATGCTTGAAAAAGCGGTTTGGGGTGAGTTGAATACTCTCACCTGCGATTGGCGCGGCCAGAAAAGCGACCTTGCTTTTGCTGCAATGGTGAATGCTGCAGTGGCTGAGGCGATTACCCCAATGGGGCAGATCTGTTCTTGCTGTGGTGGCAGTGGTAAGTACCTAAGTGCGAATCGTCACTATCGTGATTGCGTTCATTGCCAAGATGGCCGCGTGGCTTGGAATGTGGAGAGCCGTTTCGCTTCCATGTGTGCTTCTAAGTTTGTTTGCACGTTCTCTGTTTTCAAGCGTAAGTATCATCCGGTATTAGAAGAGTTATCTCGCTTTCTCTCTGCGAAGCGTAATGCAGCAATGCTTGCTTTGATGGATCGGATACAGAGAGAAGAGGCAGCGTGATGCGTTTCATACTTTAACTACATCTAGTGGGTGAGTGTTGACATTCACCCCTAAATGGCGCACTATTTCCACGATGCAAAACCTCGCCCACTCGGCGGGGTTTTTGTGTTTCTAATCCTTACATTGCGTTTTTGGCACCTTCGGGTGCCTTTTTTTATTCCTAAAAAACAGGAGCCGGACTCCTATGATTTCAACGCTTTTCGATTGGTGGCAACGGCTTCAGGAGTGGAAAGGAAGGCTGATTGTTTATCTTGGTGGTGGGGGTATCAGCTTGATTAGTGAGAGTGTTACCGCTCGCGCTAATGAGGTGGCAGAAGCTGCAGCAAGCCTACCCGATCCGATGACTTTTAACCCTTATACCGCTACAGGTTTAGTGCTTGTTGGCGGTCGTCTTGTGTTTGATGTGTTTGTTTACCTCGACCAGAGACGTTTAAAGAAACGGAGAGAACGAGATGGATGCAAAGCAACTGACTGAGTTAGTAGTGAGGCCAGAGCTCAAGCGTCTTGGTCTTTGGAGTGAAGCAGCGGAGCAATTGGTTGTAGGCACTATCTTCACTGAGAGTTTAGGTAAGTATCTGAAGCAGCATGGTAATGGTCCTGCACTAGGGATTATCCAAATGGAGCCTGCAACGCATGATGATATTTGGCTGAACTATCTGAAGTACAAGCTAAACCTTGCAGGGAAAGTTCTTGACTTAATCGGCAGAGATTTTTTCTTGCCGGGTGGTTATCTGCCAGTGGATGCAAGTGAACTTATCTCAAATCTACGTTATGCCGTGGCGATGTGTCGTGTTCACTATCTTCGTGTTCCTGAAGCTTTACCTTGTGCCGGTGATATTCCTGCATTGGCTCGTTATTGGAAGAAACACTATAACACTCACCTTGGTGCGGGTTCTGTTTCTGATTTTATCGATAAGTTTCCGAAAGGGATTTATCACTAACAGGCGACTTAGGTCGCCATTTTTAATGGAGAGACGCTATGAAGTTAATTCTAGCTTTCTGTCTGCTGTTGCTACCCAGTGTGGCATTTGCCTCACCTCAACCAACTGATACTGACCAACTTTATCAATTCCTTATCTCGACTCTTGGTGAGAAAGGTGTCTTGGTGGTTTCGGTATTCTGCTTTGTTGGTTATCTGTGGGCTATGGTTCGACAGATGATTAATCCTGAACGACTTGCTCGTTTACCGAAATGGGTAATCGATGTTCTTGAGTTCTTTGCGGCCAATAAAGGTTACGCGAAAAATCTTGAGCAACATGATCCTCAATTCATCAAGCGGATTCGTCCAAAATGACATGGCTCAAAGCTATCCCCATTCTCGGGGATTTGGCACTGAAAGGTGTTGAGCTGTGGGAGCGGCGTCAAGCAGCTAAGGCTTCGCAGGAGCGTGAGACAAAGTATGAAAGGATTAAAGCGAATTCTAGTGATCGGCATAGCAAGCTGTTTGGTGATGCCTCTGGCCGGATGCGAGTCGATAAAGACTCTGACTCATCCGGTTAGTTGTAAACCGATAGCTCCGCAGCTTGAATGGTATTACGCCGATGATGAAGGCGGTGTTTATTATCCCAAGCGTTCGGTTGATAACTTGATGATCTATATCGAACAGCTCAATGACTGCATTGATTACTACAACATCAACCCCGGTTAGGAATGAGTTTAAGTCGCTCATTCCAACTATCCGGAATTTCCGGATAGTTCATCTTTCACCGCCAAGAGCAAAAAGTGCATTCATGATTAGGCGTAAGCCATTGTCCCAAGTGCTTACGGCGGTGACCCTATTAAATGCGCGTCAGCACCTCGCTGTTTTAGAACGTTAGCTGTGACCACGAAGCATTAACCATGCTTACTCCTTACGTGTAAGCGCGATCTGAAAATCAAAAAGGTGTTAGCCAAGGTTGAAAATCCTACATTAACGGCAACGTCAGCCAGAGGCAAAAAAGCGGCGTGACACTGGAGAGACAGGCTAAGCGGTTTATATCTATGAAGACAGTAAGATTACGTATTTCAGATGCGAAAATTAAAGAGTACTTGAAGAGTGATACTGTCACGAGGCTTAGGGATGAGAGGTATGCTCTTGAGCTGCGTTTTCATAAGTCTCGTGAGAGTGCTACTTGGTGGCTGATAGACAAACGGAAAAACAACGGCAAGCTTGGAAAGCCTAAATGGGAACGTTTGGGCCTTTGGCCGCGTTTGAGTGCCAAATCGTTGTTTGAGCTGTTGCCCCAAAAAATAGCGAGAATGGCGACAGAAACAGACCAGATTGTGACGGACTGGACGTGTTTCGGGGATTGTTTGCGCTGGTATGTTGAGCATATTGATTCAAACAAAGACATTTCTGCAGAACGGAAAAGCGCGGTGCGCTCGGTGGTGTTTAACCACTTGATTCCCGCCCTGAATGATTTGCCGCTTACTCACGTTCGTAAGCATCACATTAAAGATGCATTGATATGGCCATTGCGAGAGCGCTATGAATTGAGAACGGTTAAGGGTTATTTTGCCATTCTGAAAGCGGCGTTTAATCAGGCGTATAGAGAAGAGCATATTGCTGCTAACCCTATGGCTGGAATGGTGTTTAGCGATTTCATCAAAAAGAAAATTACGCCCAATGAGGGCAAGATTCAGTCTGATGATGTGCGTGAATTGCTTGAGCGTTTAAAAGACGACATGCAGCAAAAGCAGGTGTTTATTTTGATGCAGTTGGCCCACGGCACGCGCATTCGTGAAACACGGTTGGCACGTTGGAGCCATATTGATTGGGATGAGGGCATTTGGCGAATTCCGGCTTGTAACGCTAAGAACGGTGAGGCTTTGGTATTGCCATTGACTTGGCAGGTGAGAAATCTGCTGATGCGTTATCGTGCCACTCAATCCGAAAGACAAAAGTTTATTTTCCCGAACTCGAAAGGGGATGCGCCTATTTGTAAAGATACCGCCAATGATATCTATGCAGAGTTCAGTGCAGGCGCATTTACTAGCCACCATTGCCGTAAGCTGGTCGGGACACGATTAACCGATCTTGGTGTTGATAAGTTTGTGCGTGAACGAATACTCAATCACAAGATGTCAGATTTAGACCAAGCCTACATCCACACAACGACAGAAGCCTTAAAACTCAAGGCCTTGCAGACTTACCACAACTGGTTAGATCTGCAGGGCTTTATTTTTTTTCATGGGAAGATAGAGGGAAGATCTGAAAACATGATCATTTAGGATGAATTTAGATCTTTCAACGGCTCGCGAAACGCTTGCCGATTTAACTCTTAAGAAAATCGGTAAATTTCAATGGTTGTGTTTGTTTTGGATGTTTGGACGTCTAAGAGTGATAGAAATCAAGAAAGGAGCAGAAGGGAGTTTTCCCTATATTTGCCCCAAAATGACCTGATTTCGCCCTTTTTTTGATTAGAGAAAAGTTAGGGAAAAGTACCCCAAACTCAGTGGGTGTGAGCGGCATTGATCAAACCTCAGTCAATCCATTGCTGCACAAGGGGTGGGGGTGGTCGCGGGTCCTTCCCAGAGGGTGAATTCTCCACGGGGTCGAGACTCGCCGATTCTGCCTCGATTTAATGTCCGGTTTTTACTCCCTTCTATCGGGCAGCTTGAGAAAGGAGTGAACCATAACGCGTAACGCTAAAAGAGTGTCGCTATGGCAGAAGTAAACCGAAACGAATTTGCCCAAATCATGGGCTACTCACCCAAGTGGGTGGGTGACCTCATCAAAGAGGGTTTGCCACATAAAGGTGGTGGAGGTCGAGGCAAGCCGTTGGTCATTGAAACTGACTCCGCAATTCAGTGGATTATCGAAAGAGAAGTTAAAAAGCAAGTCGGACAATACGAGAAAGAGAACAACAGCCCTAAAGTTGGTACCAAAGATGGTGAAGACTTATTGCTGACTGCCGCCAAGCGCCGCAAGGCTGAGGTGGAAGCTAAGAAGGCCGAAGAAACAGTCATGGATTTAGGTGACTTAGCTCAGTTCCTTTACATGATTGGTAACTTGTTTGGCAGTGAGTTGGATGGCATAGGTGCCCGCACAGCGTTAGAGGTATCGTCAGAACATGAACCCGCCAAGTGCAAAAACATCATCGACCGAGAAAGTCGACGTATTCGCTCTGCCACCGCCGACCGCCTCAGTGCGTTCGTTGCTGAGTATCTTGCAAAACGTAGCAGACATGGTGAGAGCGAAACCGCTGAGGAATGCTGCGCAGTGGGCGACTGAAAATCGCATCATGCCACCGGGCTCTCCAATACCGGGACCCTTTGATACCACTTCCACGCCATACATGATTCCAGTCTGTGTGGCATTTGCAGACCCGACTTATTCCAAAATCACTTTTGTGATGGGTACGCAAATGGGCAAGTCAGCCACCATGCAAAACGTGATTGGCTGGCGATTGGATGATTTACCCGCTCCGATTATTTATGTGGGACCGACAGAGTCAAACATTAACAACGTGGTCGAACCTAAGATCATGGAGATGTTTCGAGAGTGTCAGAGTCTTTGGATTAAGTACGACGACAAAAGCCCGAAACACAAAAAGCGAATTGGTGGTGTATCACTGCGTTTCGCTTGGGCAGGTTCGGCGACCGAGCTTGCCTCTGACTCTGCTGTGATCACTTTAGTCGATGAACTTGACCGCCCAGACGCCAACGCAACGGGTGAAGGTTCGTTGTCTGAAATCGCTGAAGCTCGGGGCGATGCGTATATCGATTCCAAACTAGGGCTGACCAGTACGCCTACGCATGGCAAAGCCAGCACTTTTGTCCATCCCGATACGGGAATGACGCATTGGGCTGTGGCTCCAAAGGGCAAAGTCTCAAGCCCCATTTGGCTAGAATGGGAACAAGGTACCCGCCACGAATGGGCGGTGCCCTGTCCAGACCCAGATTGCGGTGAATACTTTATCCCGCGAAGTGAATTGCTTTGGTGGCCGGGCAAAGGAACCGACAAAGAGTGTTCGCCTGCAGCGGCCTCTCGTGATGCCAGACTGATTTGCCCTCACTGTGGTGGTCAAATTGAAGATAAGCACCGCAAATTAATGAATGCACAGGGCGTTGCGATTGCCCCTGGTCAATATGCCAAACGGCATGATGATCATTCAGTGCTGATCACCCAAGGAGACGACTCGGCTGTTGTGCCGTTTCATTCCATGCTGCACCCACTGGAAGATAACAACCATTTCAGTATTTGGGTGAGCGGCCTGTGTTCATTCTCAGGCAAAAAGAGTTACGGCTATCTGGCGCGTAAACTTCTGCAAGCACAACGCAGTGGCGATCCAAACCAACTTCTTTCGGTTTATAACACGGGCTTTGGAGAAATCTTCGCCGTTGTCGGTGAGGCACCGGATTGGGAAGAAGTGTATGCACTGCGTTCAAGCTATCAGTCAGGCCAAGTTCCTGATGGTGTAGAAGTGTTGATCTGTACCGTTGACGTTCAGAAAAACCGCTTGGTCTATGTCATACGCGGTTGGATGCCGGGCATGAGCTCGCGCCTTATCGAATTTGGCGAGCTGTGGGGCGATACCGACAAGCCAGAAGTTTGGCAAGAGTTAGATGAGCTGGTTGCCCAAGAGTGGGACGGGCATACCATCAAGTTAACCGGAGTTGATGCTGGCTACCGTACGGAAGAGGTTTACGCTTGGGTTCGCCGCCATCGTTCCCGCGCTCGTGCATTAATGGGTTTTCAAAAACTGCCTAAGCCATTTCGCATGATGAAAGTCGAGGTGGATAAGCAGGGTAAAACCAGAAAGCGCGGCGATAAACGTTGGGACATAGATTCCAGTCTTGCCAAATCATGGGTTCATAACCGAGTGCGCTGGAAAAGAGGTGCAGTCGGTGATTGGCTATTACCTGCTGATGTAACGGAAGACTACTGCAAGCAGATTGTTGCAGAAGAGTTTGATGAAGAGTCAGGCACTTGGAACCGAGTCAGCAAAGATAACCACTTTCTCGACTGTGAGGGCATGAATTACATGAGTGCACGAATGCTTCGGTTAGACCGCAAGAAAATCAAATCTGACGATGAGGAAGAGGCAGAGATAGAGACTGCAGTGACCGAGCCGTCAGAAGAGGATGAGTTTGAAGAGGAAGAGCAACAAGAAGCTCCTGTTCGGCTCAAACGAAAAACCAAAAAGCGCCTGCTGACGCGGCGTAAAAAAGGAAACTTCGCAACATCATGGTAATCCCGACAACCTTTATTTCAGGTCTGTCGGTCAGCTTTCCCGTTTCATTCTCCCAATATCCCGCCTCAGAGTGGGATGCCACCTTGTATCTACGCTCAGCCAATCATGCGGCAGACATCATTGCTCAGAAGCAAGAGAATTCATTTCTCTTTGCTGCTGATGGGATGACGACTGCCGAGTGGTTGCCCGGCGAATACACTGCGGTGATCCGAGTGACGAAAGGGCAGGACGTCTATCAGCCGTACTCAGAGCGAGTGACGGTGCTCCCCGATCTCGTCCAGCTCGACACGCACGATCCGCGCAGTGATGCCGAAAAAGCCTTACAAGCCATACGCAATACCTTAGCGAATCGAGCAACAGCCGATCAGCTCAAGTTGTCGTTTGGTGGGCGAAGCTTAGAGAAAACGCCAATCAGTGATTTGCTGAAACTTGAACGGCGGTTTGCGGTGATGGTGGCAAAAGAGAAACGGGCTAAGTCTGGCCGAGGCCTCCTTAAAATCACCAAAGTGAGGATGCGCTAATGTGGAATCCTTTCCGTTCAGCACCAGTACAACCCGCCGTGAAACGCAAAGCTCGAACGGCTCCGGTGTTTAAAGTCAGCACATCACGCAGCCTATTCTCAGCCGCAGACCCTGACCGCAGCAACAGCGGTTGGACAACTCACCCCGTGCCAATTGGCAAAATGATTGACCAAAAGTTGGTGACTTTGGTTGCGCGCTCCCGCGAGCAGATCAGCAATAACGATTATGCCCGTGGTTTTGTGCGTGAAGTGCGCAAAAACGTGTTGGGTCACAAAGGGATTGTGCTGCAGGTTCGCGGAAAAGAGCCTGATGGAACGTTAGACACTTATGGCAATGCGGCGGTAGAGCGTGCATTTAAAAAGTGGTCACGCCGTGAGAGCTGCACGGTTGACGGTCGTCTGGATTGGCGGCGAGCTAAGCGAGTCATTCTCAATACGGTCGTGGGGTCGGGTGAAATTTTCATCCGCATTGTAGAGGGTGAGGCGGCGGGGCCATGGGGATTTGCTCTGCAGTTGCTTGATCCGATGCGTGTGCCGGTTCAACTCAACGAGATGCGTTTGGCTAATGGCAACATCATTCGCCAAGGTATTGAAATGACACCTTACGGTCGGACAGTCTCCTATTTGGTGGAAACCAAAGCGGGTGTATTGGCTGAGCCATTCCGGCACAGTGGCAAAGAGTTTGAGCGTGTTCCTGCGGAAAACATGATTCATGTATTTGATCAGGAGCATCCAGAGCAGTACCGAGGCATTCCTTGGAATCACACCTCTTTAAGCCGCATGAAAAACCTTGCAGGGTTTGAAGAGGCCTCAGTCATTAATGCCAGAGCAGGCGCAAGCAACGTGGTCATGCTGAAGCCTGATCCTGAAGTGTTCGAGAGCGATGACGATGAGGTGGAAGAGCCAGATATCGAACTGGAACCTAACTCAGTCATTACGTTGCCAGTTGGCTATGAACCTGTCGATTACAAGCCTGAATTTCCATCTATTGAAACCGCCACCTTCTCAAAGCACATGTTGAGAGGCATGGCAACGGGGCAAGGGCTCTCTTACAACACCTTTAGCAATGATCTTGAAGGGGTCAACTTTTCATCGATTCGCCAAGGCAAACAAGATGAGCGAGATGGTTGGAAAGACTTGCAAGAGTGGTTCATTGAAGCGGTATGTCACCCGATCTATGAGCGTTGGCTCGAATACTCGCTGCTAGCTGGAAAAATCCTCAACTCGAACGGCAACCCCATTCCTGCTTCACGGCTCAATAAGTTCTTGGAGGTTGAATGGCAGGCTCGACGTTGGGATTGGGTAGATCCACTAAAAGACGAAAAAGCCATTACTGAAGCACAGATAAATGGCCGCAAGTCTCTCAGCGAGTCAATCCGTGAATCAGGCCGCGATCCGATGGACGTGTGGGAGGCCTATGCCAACGACATCAAAACGATGGAGAAGCTAGGTATCCCCAAAGAAATGATCATGCAAATTCTTGGAATTAAGCAGGCGCAACCCACTCCTGCAGGAGAAAGTAACAATGGGCAAGAAGACGACACCGAGCAAGACCCTGACAGCGAGTGATGCCATTCGACAGCAGAAAGGGCAACCGCTTTACCGCGATTACAGTGTTGATTCGATTAACGAAGAAGAGCGCACCGCCGAACTCACATTCTCAAGTGAATATCCGGTGGAGCGTTGGTTTGGTTTTGAAATCCTAGACCATTCTCCCGGCGCGGTACGTATGCAGCGCTTTGAGGCGGGAGCCTCCTCGCTCGTGAATCACGATTGGGATGATCTCGTCGGCGTTATCGAATCGGCTCGAATCGAAAGCAAAAAGGGCAAAGCGGTCGTGCGTTTCGGGACTAGCCCGAGAGCAGAAGAGATTTGGCAGGACGTTAAAAACCGAATCCGAAAACATGTCTCCATCGGTTACATCGTGCATGAAATGGTGCTCGAAAAAGATGAAGACGGAACGCGCACTTATCGCGTCACTGACTGGGAGCCATTTGAGCAATCCTTTGTCACCGTACCAGCTGATCCTACCGTTGGCGTAGGCCGCAGTCTGGATAACCAAAAAACCTTAAACCAACTGCGTGATATGGGGATCATCATCCCAACTGGCGCAGCAGATAACCACCCTGAAATTGAAATCCGGAGCGAATCCACTATGAAAACCAAAACCCTGCGTGATGCCAGTGGCCGTTTAGTACGTGCAAAAGTTGATGAGAACGACGTAATTGTAGAAATTATTGAAGTTCTCGAAGAATCCAACGGTGAACGCCAAGCGGGTATCGAAGCAGAGCAAAACCGAGTGCGCGATATCCTTGATCTGTTTGAACAGTATGGAAGCCGTGGTGTAGACCCAAATCAGTTCATTCGTGATAAATCCAAAACCGCGTCAGATTATCAACGTGCGTTATTGGATGCAGCAGCGAATCCGCAAGGCAATAAAGGCGGCAAACGTAACGCTACGCCAACCGCAGCGGATAGCCCAGACATCGGTCTTTCAGACTCAGAGATCCGCAATTACTCCTTCTTGAATGTATTGCGCTATCTCTCCAACCCTACCAATGAAAAATACCGTCAAGCTGCAGCATTTGAATTGGAAGCCTCGGCAGCGGCAGAAGGTAAGCTACAGCGTGAAGCGCAAGGCATCATCGTTCCCAATGATGTACTTCGCTCTGCAGCTCCGATTGCCAAATCGGGCTCTGGTGCAAACTTGATTGCCACGGAACACCTTGCTGGCAGTTTCATTGACATGCTCTACAACAAGTCGTCAGTGATGCAGTACGCCACCACATTGACCGGGTTAGTGGGCGATCTCTCTATCCCAACGCAAGAAGGCGGTGCAACAGGTTACTGGCTGGGTGAAGATGCGGATGCGACCTTATCAGAGATCACCTTCGGTGAACGTACTCTGCAAAACCGCACATGTGCGGCACTGGTCGAAATGACCCGTAAGATGATCATGCAATCGTCTAATGATGTGGAAATGCTCGCGCGTGGTGATATTGCGAAAGCACTGGCACTCACCATTGATAAAGCCGCGCTGTATGGCACAGGTGGCGATCAGCCGCTTGGTCTTGCGGGTATTACAGGTGTGAATCCAGTGAATCTGGTTGGCACACATCCGACCTATCAAGAGTTTATCGAAATGGAAACCAGCATCGCGGCAGATAACGCCGATGTGGGTTCGATGCTTTACATGATGAACGCGGTAGGGCGCGGTCACTGTAAGTCAACTCAGAAGTTCGCTAACACTAACGGATCGCCAATCTGGGAAGCGGGTAACACGGTGAACGGCTACGGCACTCACATTTCAAACCAAATCAATAATGGTGATTACTGGTTTGGCGTTTGGTCTGAATTGTTGATTGGTTTGTGGGGTGGTTTGGATCTGACCGTTGACCCATACACGCACAGCAGCAAAGGCCGCTTACGTATTGTTGCCTTCCAAGATGCTGATGTTGCAGTACGTCACCCGCAATCATTCTGCTTAGGTCGTAAAGCGGCCTAATCAGAGCCTATCAAATCGCCGCCTTCGGGCGGCTTTTTAGTGGAATAAAGCAATGAAAGACGAACTCAAAATCAAAACCACCGCCCCTGTTCGTTGTGGTGGAAAATCTCTCAAGCTCGATACCGAGTTAGTCGTCGGTCAGGATCTCAAACTTTCAGAGGCTCGCTCTCTCGTCTCACGCGGCAAGGCTTCTTGGGTATCTGATGAAGATGAGAAGAAGAAAGGTAAATCGGGTAAAACTAAGTCCAATGCCACACCAAAGCCAGAAAATGACGAAGATGGAACACTTTCCGATTCTGATAATGCCGGGCAGAAAGATGAAAGCGGACAGGGCGCAGTGAATGAGTAACTGGGCTAATGCGGTGGCGGAAATGGATTCCGCCCTGTTTGGTGAGTTTGGTGAGCCTGCCGTCATCGCAGGACAACCTGCAACTGTGATGCCCACAACTTCGCAAGATCAGTTTGGGATGATGGTGGCGAACGTAACTCGATTATCAATCACCAGTTCGTCAGGTGTGAAAGTTAGAAAAGGTGACAAAGTTAGCTACAAAGGCCGAAACCATGTAGTCGCTGATGTCCCCGAGTACCATGATGGACTCATTAGTTTTGACATCCAATGAACCATATCGATAAACAACTCGCTAATGCGGTGAACAATCTCACCGCATTGGACAAAAGTGCGGTGCCCAAAGCATCGGCAATGGCAATTAACCGCGTCGTTCAAAGAGCAATGTCACATTCAATACGAGATACTTCTCGTGCAGTGCAAGTTCAACAAAAAGTCATTCGTCGATATGCAAGGCTCACCAGAAAAGCCACAGCTCAACAGCCCGTTGCTTACGTTCGGGTGAGAAGAACTGATATTCCGGCGATTCATATTGGTGAAGCAAGAACTCAGATAAAACGTAAGAATGGCCGATATCTCGTAAGTTCAAATTCTCGTAATGAACGTGGTCAATTTATTAAACGAGAGCTCTCTGGATATACCTCAATCAAGGTTGGCAAGCACAACTTCGAAAATGCATTCCTTCAAAAATTGAAGAATGGCAAGTGGCACATTATGCAGCGCACAACCGAAAAGCGTTATCCAATAAAAATGTGTGCCATTCCAATAAGTAAAGAAATTACCTATGCCTTTGAAGACAACAGCAAAAGGCTAATGAGAACAGATATGCCCAAAGAGCTTTCCTATGCCCTTGGTCAGCAAGTGCGGCTGATAGTTCGTAGAGGAATTAAAGATGCAAATTAACAAGCAGCTACGCCATAAAGTGATTGAAGACTTAAAAAGCAGCTTGGTTGACTCGGAAGGTAACAGCTTGATCGCTGCTTACTTTTCTGGCCGAGGAGAGCCAGTTACAGCAAGCGCTGATGGCGATTCTGCCTATCTCGAAGTGCCAGCCATTGCAGTCTATTTGCTAGACGGTGAGGCCCTCCATTCTAGCCTTAGTGCCGAGGAGTGGCAGTTTGGGCTTGCAATCGAAATTATGGATCTCGCGACTAATCAGCTTGATGACGATTTAGATGAAATCTCTCAAAAGGTCATTGAAGTGATTGGTCAAGATTACACAGCGGGTGGATTAATCACTCTCTGTAACCGATCTCGTATGGCATACATCCGAGAAGATGGAGCCCCTTGGGGTTCACTAGCATTAACATTCATTGTTGAGTTGGAGACAGAATAGATGACAGCTACAACCCCAACCAAAGGCGCAGGCACTACGTTCTGGCGCTTAAAGGACGGAACAGAATTACCATTACATAAAGCTGACTTTTTGTCAGATGACAAGTGGGAACAGATTGCTCAGATCAAAGAAATCACCCCCGGTGAAATCACGGTTGAAGATGAGGACGATACCTACCTCGACGATCCTGAAGCTGAGTGGACAAAAACCGCACCCGGTCAAAAAAGTGCGGGTGAAGTAAGCCTTGTCATTGCATGGAAGCCGGGCGAAACCGCGCAGCAACGTTTGGTGGATGACATAGATAAAAACGTGGTCACCATGTTTCGAGCGAAATACCCGAATAACGCGGTAGATGCTTGGAACGGTTACATCAACTCACTTGGTAAAGCTGTAGCCGCGAAAGACAAAATGACTCGCTCGGTCAAAATCAAGTGCGTTGGCAAGCCTGTCACCGCTGAAGAGTTATTGAAACCAGAAGCACCAGTGGGTGGTTAATCATGTACGCAAACTTTCTTAAAAAGAAAAAAGTAGCACTGGAGGGTGGCGAGATTGAAGTCACCCAACTTTCTGGCCTTGAACGTTACGATTTTATTGATTACTGCACGAGTCTCTCACGGCCAGAAATTCCCGTCATGCCAAGTGAAGATGCGAGCCGTGAAGAGAAAGAAGCGTATCTTGAAGAGTGCCAAAAGGTGGCTAAGCAATTCGAGCGATTAACCTTTGTTTGCCGTGCACGCTTAGTTGCCTACGGTTGCAAGGCTGAACCTAACACGGACATTGAAGAACGGCATCAAAGCGTCATGGCCTCATTTACCGATGAGCAAGTTAAAAAACTGCATGATGAGATAGCGCTTTTCAGTGGCATCCCGATTCAATCTGCTGACGAAAACGCAGAGCAGGAAGAGCAAGGGGAACCGGTTGACCCAAAAGTCTAGTCCGGGCTGAAGTAGAGTTTGCTAAGAAACTTGCTCGTGAATTTAAGATCCTCAACTGGCGCGCTGCATTAGCGACCATCTCTGGTGAGATGGTCGTGGAGTGGCAAGAACACTTCGCAAAAGAAGGTTTTACCCATGAAATGGACAACTTCCGCTTTGCAGCCGCCTGCGCTTCTAACGTAAACATTACCGCTACCGCTTCTGGTATCAAGCTCGATAAGCCATTTAGTTATCGTGATTTCATGCCCAACACCGAACCAGAAGAATCCCAAGAGTATGATGATGAGCAGCTGATGGTCATGGCCTCAGCGGCCGGAGGAACTCGCTTTGAGTGCAGCAGCTAGTACCGATTTTTCAATACGATTTAACGCTGAAACCGCCAAGTTTCAGAAAGATGTCGATTACGCGAAAAAGATGCTGCGTGGGTACGCGAAAGAAGCGATCGCAGCGAATGACGCAACGGCTGATTTTGATACCAAGCTAGATCAGGCAAGTAAAAACTTGCGTAGCTTTGGCTCTGGCATGCTCTCTGTTGCGGGATACGTTTCGGCAGGTATGGGTACAGTCGTCGCTGCCAGCGCGATGATGGTTCGACAAACCGCAGATCAAGCGCGTGAAATCGAACGCATGGCCAATGTGGCACAAGTTTCCGTAGAGGAAATTCAGGCCATGTCTTACGCCGCCAAGCAGTACAACATCAACGGCGATAAAATGGCGGACATCCTGAAAGATACCAACGATAAGTTGGGTGACTTTCTGGAGACTGGCGGTGGTGAATTTGCCGATTTCTTTGAGAATATCGCGCCAAAAGTGGGGATTACCGCGCAAGAGCTGAGCAAGCTATCCAGTCCGGAAGTGCTCGTTGCAGTGAAAAACGCAATGGATGCGGCCAACGTGCCGATGAAAGAGCAGATCTTTTATCTCGAATCCATTGCCGATGAAGCCTCGGCGCTGATGCCGCTGCTTGATGATAACGGTAAACAGCTGTATGAGCTCACCAAACGCTATCAAGATTTGAACGTCTCAATGTCAGAGTATGACATTGAAAAGTTTAAGCAGATGGACCAAAAGCTTGAAGATGTGAGCTTAAAGCTGCAGAAGTCATTCGCTAACGCCGTCGTGGGAGCAGGCGATCAGATAGATTGGTTTACGGATAAGCTCACGGTTGCGATTGATTATTGGGGTTCGTTATTCGATAGCTTCGCGGACACCCCACGCACCGAAAATGGCTTAGTTAAGCGCTTATCAGAGCTCCGATCTGAGCTGAAAGATCTCAAGCCTAAGCGAGATGAAATCGTCGAATCGTTGAAAGAATACGATAACGTTGATGAATCATCGCTGCCTAGTATCAACCCGTTCGGCCGTAGTAGAAATTCACTATTCAACCTAAACGTTGATTACGCGATGGTTGACCGTGAGATTAAAGCCAAAGAAGCCGAAATGGCGCGTTTGCAAGAGCAGTACAACCGCCAGCGCTTTGGCATGAACTACGGTGATCAACCAAAGCCAAAAGCTATGCCGCAAGGTGACGGCTTGAACGCGAAGCAAGAAACGGAGCTTGCGAACCTGCAGCGTAATGGTGCAAACCGTCTCGATGCACTCGATATGCAATACGCGAGTGAGCGTGACAAGCTGAAACTGGCTCACGAACAACGCTTGCTCGATATTGAGCAGCTAGAACTCTCTGAGGTTGAGCTTAAAAAGCGCGGCTATGACAGCATTGAAGCCATGCGCCTTGAGTACAAGGAGCGCGAAAACGAGTTTTATCTCACTCAGCAACAGGAGTTTGAACAGCGCCAAGAAGAAGCCATTCAGCGTGAGATTGATGCCTTCGCCCGTAAAGAGGATGAAAAGACTCGCAAAGCGGAAGCAGCAGCTAAGCAGCGTGCGGCGACCGAACAACGGTTGGAGAGCCAAGTTTTCGCGCTAAAAACGCAAGTGGCAGGGCAAACATTAGGTTTGATCGCTGATACCGCCAAGCAGGGCTCTGCAATCCAGAAAGTGGCCTTCGCGGCGCAAAAACTCATGGCGGCTTACACCGTGTATCAACAGGGTGAAATTGCGGCCATGGCCGCATTGGCACCGCCACCTATCGGCTTGGGTCCAGTCGCAGGTGCGACCTATGCGGGTACTCTACGTGCAATGTCCGCTATCAGTGCTGGCATGATCATGGGGCAAGCTATCGCTGGCATGGCGCACAGCGGGATTTCTGAAATCCCGCGCGAGGGTACATGGTTACTCGATAAAGGCGAGCGTGTTTACACCAATGATTCAGCTCGTCAAATCGACAGCATGTATGCGGCGATCATGTCGATGCAGTATCGAATGCCGAGTTTCTCTGAGGTGGGATACCAGCAGGCGGCTACGCAATCAAGCCAACCATGGACGGTCATCATCAATGAGGCACAGCCCGGAACGGTGGCTGAAATTGACTATGAGAAGCGTACTATCCAGACCATGTTGAAAGATGCTCAGAAATCTGGAGATTATTTCTCTTATATCTCTCAGAAAATGGGCTCGCAGATTGGAGGTTACAAATAATGCATATCTCTGATGAAGCCCTATCTAACCTGAATCCGAACATCGTCAAATACCCATGCAAATACTTGCTAACGGGGATTCTGCCCCTGCCAACGGGCAAGACTTACGATTATCAGCATGGCAAAAGCATTGTGCGCACCAAGATGGATTTAGGTCTCTCTATCCCTCGTAAACGTGCGCGCAGCACACCTGCTGAGTTCAGCATGACGTTCAGAATGACGGGCGAGCAGAAAGAAGTGTTTGAAAGCTGGGTTGAGAATGAGCTCGACGGGGGTTTGGAGTGGTTTTACTTGCCATTTCGAACCGGTGACTATGATTTGCAGACGCTCAAGTGTCAGTTCACTGAAATACCCGGTGAAGATACCAAGTTCACACTGCAGCGTGGTACCCGAGACTTTGGCTCAGTATGGGAAATGAAAGCCAAGGTGCAAGCCTTCAAACCTCGCCTTGAACGCTACGCCGCGCGCGTGCTGTCGAAAGATAGCCTTGCGGGTATTGAGCGTGCCTCGGGATTGATGAAATGCTCGATCTTTGGGGGTGAGGATGCTTAAAACCATCGAGTACCAGCACCCCTCGTTCGCAACGCCGATCCGCTATGTCAAAAACGGTGAGGACATCAAGGCGGGCATAGAAACGGGGGAAATGGTCTGGTTTAAGGCGGGCAACTTTGAAGAGCAGATGCCCGAAAAGGGCGGCAGTGGTACCGAGGCGTTGAACATTGTCGCGCCCAACTCGGATCAGTCGCTCATCGATGCGGTTGAGGCGGCCAAGTACGATGAAAGCATCACCCCCGTGATCTGCATCTATCGAGAGTATGACTTTGATGACCTCAGCGCGCCCGCTACGCGCCCGATCATCCTTACCACTACGCGCTGCAAAGTGAGTGTTGCGTCTATCTCGCTCACGGCCTCGTGGCGCGACTTAACCAACCGTCGCTTTCTGCGGCGGCAGTACACCACCAAAACACATCCTGGTCTGGCTTATTTATGATTGATTACTTTCGCTCGCTTCCGGCAGGTCATTACCCGCCGGATGGCTGCGCTTTGCTCGTAAAAGAAGCGTGGGAAACCTTTCTCAGTGCGCCGAACTTGCCGAAGTTTGCTGATCGCTTTGTCACTGTCGAAGCCGCGCAGCAAGAAATTGACCGCAACGCGACGCTGATTGAGCCCATCCCGCAGCCAGAAGAACTGGCGATGGTGGTCGCGCAGCGAGGAGCCGCATGGCACTGCGGCGTGTTTACTGCCGCTCAGTGTCCCGGCTACGTTATTCACACAATGGGCGGCGTTGTCCGCATCGAAACGCTTGCACAGTTCAAGCGGCGTTATGATCTCGTGGAGTTTTATCGCTATGTCGCACATCGTGATCTTTCAGCATCCGGTCAGAACGGATGAGCACAAGGTTTACTCGGTTGAATCGGGCACGCATCTCGCTGAGTGGGTGGCTAAGTATTTGCCCGCATCTGGCGCGCTGAGTGCGACGTGCAACTTTGAGCCACTGCCAAGCCTCGATCACACCATCGGTGAGATGGAGGTGATCAGCCTGCGACCTAAGCTGGGCTTTGGCCCCGATTGGTTGATTTACGCGGCGCTCGCGCTGTCGGCCGTCTCGGTCGCTGCCTCGTTCCTGATGATGCCGGACACACCGGGCAACTTAGACACCAAGCAAGCGAGCTCGGTGTACAACTACAACGCCCAAGGCAACAAGCCAAAGCTTGGCAACCCCGTGCCTGTGCAGTACGGCCGAATGCCGCATTACCCTGACATCGCCGCGCCCAACTGGTGGGAGTACGTCGGCAATGAGCAGTTTTATTACCAGACTTTCAGCAAAGGCGTGGGCGAGTTTCAGTTTCATGGCCACTACATTGGCGAAACGGAGATCGAGAACTCACCCGATATCGAGCTGCGCGTCTACCAACCGGGGCAAGTGGTGAACCACTTCCCGCACATTGTATGGACCTCGAAAGAGGTCGGCGGCAGTGATGGCCAAGGCGGTTTAACCCTCACGGGCGTGACCGTGGATTGGGAAGCGACCGCCAGTGCGCAAGAGGCGCGGTTTGCTGATCGCGCTGTCACGCTCTGGTCACAAGAGACGTATCGCACGAGCAAAGATTCGACCACGCTCTCGTGGGTGCGCCAAAAGTGGCCGTGGAAAGCAGGTCAGCACATCATCATCACCTCGACCACCACGCCCAACCTGATTTTTGAAGGTAACTTGATTTTCCATGACATGGGCGATGATGGCAGCCTCTTCGATCCAGAAGAGTACCCAGACGAAATCGAAAACCCACTCGGGTGGGATTTTGTCACCGTCGGAAAACGTTACATCTTCACGGGTGCGGGCGCGAACTCAGGTACCTACATCGTCAGTCAGAAGTTGCCCGGCAACCGCATTCGTGTGCGCGCGGATGGCGGTGGTGAAGTCACCAGTTTTGAGCCGATGAGCGGCATTTTTTGCCGCATTAGCGAAGCGCTCGATAATGACGGCACCTACGTCTGCAAGGATGATCAAGGCACATTAGCGCGGGTGAACTCCGAAAGCTTAGAAGAAGATCCAACGTGGTTCGGCTTCATTAAGATGGATAGCCCGATTGCGCAGCTCTCGGTGCTTGAGCGTGACACCGAAGCGAAATGGGTCGGCAACTTTGTCGCCGCGCCCAAGGATTCCCCTTCGCTCGATATTGGGCTCGATTTTATCTTCCCGCGCGGCCTTGGTGAAATGAATGGCGATGGCGCGATAGTTGGCCGCACCGTAGAGTTTCAAGTTCGCGCCCGCCCCGCAGGCAGCACCAGCCCTTACCAAACCAAAACCTTGAGCTTTACCGCCGCCGATAACACGCCGCAGCGCATTACGCGCTGGCTTGGCGCGGAGATGGGCTTGGGCGCGGGCAAGTGGGAAATTGGCTGTCGTCGGCTTTCGCCGTTTGTCGATAGCACGCGAGTGTTTGATGAGGTGCAGTGGATGGGGCTCAAATCCGTGATCCAGCGTGATTACGTGAACGACGCCGAAACCATCATCACTTTAAAAATCCGCGCCACGAACGCGCTCTCGCAGCAAGCCAACTCGCAATACTGGTGTGATAGCACGCGCGTGTTACCTGTGCTGCAAAGTGATGGCACATTGCAAAAGCAAGCGACGCGATCGATTGCTGATGCCGTCATCGATGCGTGTCGCGACACCATATACGGCGCAGGTTTGCCGATGGCCGTCATCGATACCGACACCTTGCTCGCCTACCGCAACAAGTGGGCGCAGCGCGGTGATTACTGCGACGGGCTGTTTGATTCGCCCGTGGCGTTTTGGGATGCGCTAGGGCGCTTGCTCTCAACAGGGCGCGCTTACCCGCGTGTTGATTTTGGCACCGTCAGCCTGTGGCGTGATGAGCCAAGGCAAGTGCTGTGCAAGCCTTACTCGCCAGTGAATATGCTGCCGGAGAGTTTCAGCGCAGAGATTCGCTTAGTCGAAGACGACGAAAACGACGGCATCGAGGTTGAGTTTTTCAACCCGAAAACCCGCAAGTCCGAAACGGTTTTGTGCACCGTTGGCCAGCAGCAAGGCTACAACCCGAAAAAGCTCAACATGCCCTTTATCACCAATGCAGAGCACGCACGCCGTGAGGGCTTATTTCATGCCGCTGTGCTCGCTTACCGCCGCACCGACATCGAGTTTTCAACCGACATTGACGGTTGGCAGTCCAACTACGGCGACGTGGTGCCAGTGGCGCACGATGCCGTCAAATGGGGCGAGTTTGGGTTAGTGCAGGAAACACTCACCCACGAGGCAGGGCAATATTTGCAGTTGAGCGGCTTGCTCACATGGAAACCCAATCAGCAGCACTATGTGGTGTTTAACTCCGGCAACGGCATTCACGGCCCGTACCGTGTCGCCCAAACCGAAGTGGATGACATTGTGTTGCTACTCGATAAACCCACGCGCCCCATTTACGCCGTCGGCGAACGGGGGCAGCAACCAACTCAATACATGTTTGGCATCGCTAACCAGCTTTATAAGCGCTGCATTTTGATGCGCGTCGCCCAAAAGGGCGAAAATGAAGTGAGTTGCCGCGCGGTGGAAGATGACCCGCGCGTAGATGCCTACGCTTAACGTTTAACACTCAAGCCAGCCCCGCCGATGCGGGGCTTTTTTATGAGGTCAACCCCATGGCAATGAATATCGAACAGCGCTTGGAACAATCGGCCAAGAGCATCGAGCAGTCATCCCAAAAAGCGCACGATTTCGCAGAGAAAGACACCACGATCCAAACGTGTGCCGGCAGTCGTGATTCACTGCCAAAAGTAAGCCGCATTTGGCAAGAGAACTTCGCGCGCCAGATGAATCAGCACGCAACCGAGTTTCAAGACCGCTTTGCGCTCTCTCAGCAATCGCTACCTTGGCAAGCAGGTATTACCGTATCCGACTCGCTGCAGCGCTATCACGTCGGCGTGCAGGGTGAAGAGGGCTATAAAGAGTTTTTGCCGAACCCGCTCAAGCTGCCTTTTGAAACCGCCGCCACCTTGGCCGATGACCTGAGTCAAGAGCGTTGGCTTGAGAACGGGGTACCCAATAAGCACTGGACAGAGAGCAAGGTTACGAGCGCGCTGGAAAAGTCGCTTGGCGTTAACGCCCGCATTTGGCCGAAAGACCGTGATCTGCAAGTGGGGGATGTGGTCCCTTCTGCGCAAGAGACGACGGATGGCTTGCCGATTACGCATGTGATTGTTGATGGCAATGCGTATGCGATGAGCCATTTGGCAAGTGGGTTGGTTTCTGATTTGACTGATACTGGTGCGACGATTGGTGGTGTAGTTGTTTCGCTAACAAGTCAGGATAGACCTGTTATTCTTGGTTCTGTAAATGAGCTTCGCGATATTGGTTTTACCCCGCGTTATGTATCCGTGAGGGGGTTTGAGCCTTACCTGTTTGTTTTTGAACCATTGAGTGAGATTGCTGATAACGGAGGGACAGTCATTAAGATAAATGGCTTACAAGTTGGTAGGTACATTCTATCTTACGCTTACGGCAATCTTCCGCAGTGGTTTGGGGCAAAGTCTGACGGACAGACTAATGACACTAATTCATTCATGCTTACCGCTGATTCAGGGTCGGTTAGACTTAGAGAAAACAGCGAAATTGTTGTAGATGGGTTTAACACTACAGGGCAAATAACAACAGAGCCGAGAACTGGAATTTTTGATATTAATCATGGATACCTAAACGGTAGTAACGCAACCATATCATGCATTGATACTTACAAACAGGTTTTGTCATATAAATCAAACAGCTCGCCAGTTGATAATCAGACCGTCGAAAATATAAACCTTACGGCACCACATGCTCCAGATTTAAGGGTCGGAACTCTTCAACCTGGTACTTTGCCAGATGATCACTTTGCTTTTGCAATGTCTGGTTTGAGTAAGGCGATTATCAACTCTTTGCGAGTAAACGCCGCCGACTGCGGGCTAACCACATACGCAAGTGTGATAGGGGCTAACAATAACTCAATTGTTAATAACCTGATAATGCCGAAAATATCAGCTATGGGCGTGCAGGCTGACACGAGTCAATACGGCATCTTCTCTAACATTATAGCGCGTGGCGTGGTTGTTGACGGACAAACAACAGAGACACCACAAAGAGAGGGTGCTGCTTTTTTACATGGAATCAGAACTGTATCCCAAGAAAGCATAGGCGCACCCACGATTCATAATCGCTTTGATAACTTTCTGATTGATAACTTTGACAACACGATAAGCATTCAAACAGGATCTCGTTATAACTATTTTAGAGGACATGCCAACAGGGCTTATAACGTCGTACAGGTCAGGAATGACACTGACACGGTAAACAATGCCCCCATGACATCGGTGCGTTGCAATGTTGTAGATATAATGTTTAACGATGTCAACAATGTCGTTGATGGGAGAAATCTTTATCAAATGTCCGTCAAAATGCACGGAGAAAATGTGCAAACGTGCATCAATGAAAAAGCCGAATCGACGGACATTAGAACAAAGTACGGCCTGAATGAGTACAACATCAACGCCTCTAAGGTTAAGGGTAATGCAATCCTTCTGCGTGGTAGAAACTCAATAGTTCGCGGGTGCTTAGAAGCTGATGCTGGATTGTCCAACATTGATTATTTCGGCTACGAGGCATCTACTACGTACAACAGAATTGACCTTGTTTCTGTCGGGTTTAACGGAGCTACGTTTTTCGGTGGCAACTATAACCTCATTGATTATATATCAAGCTCACCTTCAGCGGCATTTTTGAAAAAAACCGTAAAAGGTAACGGAAACTACGCAAGGATTATTTCCCCAGAAGCGCAAATTGAAGTTTCAGGGCGCAACAATATAATCAGCGGAGTGTGCAGAAGTTTGCGTGATGGAAATTCATCTGAGTACGTTTTTAACGATGTAAGAATAAACGTGGTAGAGTCACCGGAGTCAAATCCCGTGATATTAGACAACGATCACTACACTCTAAACCTAACTATAGATGATGATGGTGGAGATGGTACTGCATGTTCAATCCTTGGGTCATACAATACGGGTAATATTTGCGTCAGAAATGCTAGAATAGGTGTTGTTGTTGGTGGGGATTCAAACACACTGTCAATTAGTACATTTAGGGCTGATGGAGCGACAGCTCTTCAAATAAACGGCAATAACAATGTAATAACCGTATCAACCAACGGAGCTGTTGTTATTACAGGCAGTGGAAATTGTGTGATTGGCAAGTGCTCAGTAATAACTGACACGGGAGCATCAAACAATACAACCATGCTTAGTATTAACGTTTAACTTTACCACCGCACCAATAACTAAACTAAAATACCTCTACACATGTGGAGGTATTTTTTTATGCGCGCAAATCACACCAAGCCCCAGTCGGGGCTTTATTTTTACTCTCTATTCAATATAAAGGCGTCACCGCCGTGTGGGCTTTTGACTGTAATGGCCTGCGCCTTCGCATCAATCACGAGGATTCTCGTGCCATCTTCGACAAACACTTCACCGGAACTGTACTTGGTTTGCTGCACGATAGGTGTGCCAAGGTAGGTATAGCGGTAAGTGCCTTTTCCTTTGTGATCATTTGACCTCACCCCGTTCAAGCGGCATTATTCAACCGTTTGAATGGAGGTGCAGCACTTGAATCTAGTCCAAGAATCGCGCGTTATGTCGTTTTTATTAACGTTCTTACTAGGTCCCGTTGGGTTGCTTTATAGCACTCCCGTGTGGGGTATTGTGCTTACTGTGATTTTCGTTCTCTCGATCAGCACAGTGATAGTGCCGATTATCATCTACCTGCTTTCTTGGGGGTTGGGTGATTACTACACGGCCACGCACAATGAGAACATCGAAGCGATTAAAGCGCTCCATCAAAACAAAGCCCCGAACTAGGGGCTTTATTTTTACTCTCTATTCAATATAAAGGCGTCACCGCCGTGTGGGCTTTTGACTGTAATGGCCTGCGCCGTCGCATCAATCACGAGGATTCTCGTGCCATCTTCCACAAACACTTCACCGGAACTGTACTTGGTTTGCTGCACGATAGGTGTGCCAAGGTAGGTATAGCGGTAAGTGCCTTTTCCGTCCTCACCAAATTGCATCGTAACCAAATACGGCCCCACAGAACCCACCCACGTACCAACCAGAGCAACAGGTACAGGCTGCGCCTGAATCTGAGAGAATCGGTTGTTCAGAACGTCATCGACAGGGCTCGCACATCCACCCAAAGCAATCAGTATTCCAAGCAATGACAGTTGTTTCATGTTCAATCCTTGCAGTTCAATAAGGCGAATATACTAGCGTAATGATCGGAGGGGTGTGAAGATAACGGGACAATTAACTTAAGAAGCAGTGACTTAGATCGCGCCTATGCGTGACGCGTAACGCTAAATTTAAATTACATTTTGTTGAGTTCTTGATGTAGCCCCTTCAAAAAATCTACTAGGAGCCGTCTGATTCCGTCCGGAAACAACCGAGCAATCGCAAGTAAGTCTCTTTCCGATATGTTATCGACATCCATTCTATCGAGTAACAAATCTAACTCACTAACACCTAAAGCTTGAACAATTCGCTGATATTGGCTCCAACGTAAGTCGGCTGTTCCTTGTTCAATGCGCTTGTAGGTGGTTGCACTGATCCTCGCTTTCTCTGCAAGCTCACTTTGAGTCATGCCGAGTTGCTGCCTCCGGTGCCTTATTGATTGAATCAAACTATCTTGTGACATAAGACACGCGGTATAGGTCATATTTGACCAATTTCAATTGTAAAAACAACAGTTTTGGCCTGTTGCCTTGCTTTTTCTAAACAACTGAGTTGATATGTATTCGCTTATTATTTAGACGCTTTCTGCAATAACAATAGTATATAAGTGACAATTATAACAATAATGTCTGAAGCTAGGTTAGAGGTTGTTGATGTATCGAACCGATTTAGAAAAAACAGTGAGTCTGGATGATATTGAGATGGGGTTAAATCATCTCAGCGATATGGCAACGGAACTGCATGATAACTTGATAAAGAATGATGCCTGTTTGAGTTTGGCACCAATGGCAGAACGATTGGCTTACATGTCGTGGATGATGACGAGGCTGATAAACATGGTCGAACAGGAGGAAACAGAGCTGACTTAGGTCAGCTTTTTTATTGCGTTTTTCGTGAACCAATATCAAAATAATACTGTTTTTATAAACAGTGGTTTTGATATGAAAGTCATTCCTATTTATGCGCGAGCGGGTATAACCGGGTTTGAAAGCCCTGCAGCTGAATACAAGCAATTGTCTATTAGTCTGGATGATCTACTCATCCAGCACCCGAGCGCCACTTTCATTGGTAGAGCGAGTGGTGATTCCATGCAGGGGGTTGGCATTTTTGATGGCGATGTACTGATTGTTGATCGCCACATAGATGCTGAGAATCATAACGTCATAGTTGCAAATTTTAATGGGGAGTTCGTTTGCAAAATTATCGACACTGAAAGACAACTATTGCTCTCCGCGAATGACAACATGAAGCCCATTCGAATTGATGAATGCGATACCTTCTCTAGTGAGGGTGTAGTGACTTGTTCGCTGCGGATCCACAGATTAAATCTATCTGTATTGGGTGTGTGA